TTGCCATCCCAGACACGATTACGATACGCTGGCATAAACTTAGCACCAGGTACCGTAAATGAAAAGAAGTCTGTCAGCTCCTGTCGAATAACAGGTTCTGCATCAACCTTCATATAAACTTCATTCTCTTTCGAAACTATCAAAACATTACCACGTATTTTATTTGGTTCTAATAAAAGATTTGAAGTGTTCCATGCATTTTTGTTCATTATTGTTTTTCATCACATCACTCCTTTCATATTATATTATACTATATTAACCTCCACTAGTAAACCTTAAAAAGTCAATACTATTCTTTATTGTATATCCTCGTGTATTAATTGATTTCATAATTTCTTCAAGTACATCTACGAGTTCTTGTTGCAATGCAAGTTTAGTATTCAATGCAACCATTTCATCGTCAGAGTCTACATAATAATTTATATCTTGTTTTAATCTCTTAAAAGGATATGGCTCTCTACCTAATTCAGCCAAGTCTTCTGGATTATTTAAATCACCGCGATAGTAATCCATTAATCTCTGTTGCAACTGTTTTTGCTTCATACGCATTGCACGAAGTTTCAATCGCGATTGAGAATAGTGTTGTAAATACTTACTATGTAAAATAGGAACATTAAGACTTTCTCTAGATAACTCAGTCTCATCTATTCTACAATCTTCTTGCCACATAGCAATAATATCATCTAACTTCATAACTTAATCCATATTCAAAAGCGACATACGCATTATAACGTGTAAACAAAAAGAAGTAAATACTTTTATAGAACTTCTACTGTAAATTTACGATATCTGAAAGTAACTTCGGCTTCCAGATACTCGATGTCTGTTTGCGTGGTATCAAAGGTAAGTGGCGAGAGAGATAGCGGAAATAAGTTTTCAAAACCAATACGAACCTTGGGATTGTTATTAGAAGAAAGAATTACAAGAGATCCGTCGGAATAGATTCCTGCTCCTTGATTCAAAGTTTTGTATTGATTTAAATTGTCGGGATGTCCTAATCCAATAATCCAGTTGTGGATTTCGAGATAATTTTTCATTTCTTCGTCTACACGAAACCGAATGCTGAATGGTTCATAGGTAATCCTATCTCCTGGTCTTGTTAACTGAGCAAGAGGATTAGGTTGTAAAATCTCAACCATAGAGATTGTAGGTAATGTTGCAGATTGACAGAAATACTCGACGTTCGGTGCTCGTGTTAACTGAAATCTAAAACCTAATGGCGATAGAAAGTTTATGTTTGTTGTAAGATTAGCGTCGTCTAAGAGTACGCTGATGTTAGTGTCTAATGCCATATTTTATCTCTCTGATGACGTTGAAATCATTATATTCTGTATAACTAACCTTTACTTCTTTGATAACCGCTTCGATGTTATTCTTCCAGTAATTTAAAAACTTATGTACTTTTGGTAATTCTGGAGTAATATCATTCGTTTGCCAAATAAACTCTTGAACAATTTCAGAGTAATCTGGCATGTAGTATAAAACGTCAAGCGTTACTATATGTTTTCTAATCCACATCATATACTATTTATATGTTTAGAAAATAAAAAAAGAGGGGACCGAAGCCCCCTCTAATTTCAACCTAACGATTATTATCGTTATTACATTAGGTTAGCAATAGTGACGATACGGTAGTAGATATTCTTCTGATTGAAGGTAATCGTACCGTCTGCGCCAGTGGTAGCAAAAGGATTGGCAACCATTCCGTAACGAGTTTTGAACCCGATTTTGGGCTGGAAGGTATTCTCGCCGACTGCGCGAACCATCTGTAGTGGAACGTATGGGCAGTAGAAGAGACCAGCATCGAATGCGCTGGAACCTTTGTAACCAATTGTGGCATACTGGTTAGAAGATGAAGATGAGAAGTATGGATCAACATACACCTTCATACGACCGTTAAGAACACCAGCGAAAGTATTGCCAGTATCATCAACATTGAGGTTGTTGCTAAGAGCAGGAGTGTAGTCGAGAACGCCAGCCATCTGAAGAGCAGATGCGACATCTGAACCACAGATTAGGACGTTGCCCTTACCGCGACGGGTTGCTTTACTAATAGCATTTGCTTCGCGCTCTAGCTGGAAGACTAGACCCTTGAAGCGCTCAACTGACCAACGACCATTGGCATCGACGTCGAGGTCGAAAGTACCAGAAGTAGTTGTGTTCTGAGTAGCACCAGCAGTAGCAGTGTAGTTGATCGTGCGAACAACTTCACGGTTGATTTCTGCAAGAATCTCAGCGGAAAGAATATTGCTGAGTTCAGTCTCGGCATCAAGACCATGAATTGCCTTGAGGTCTTGAGCGAGTTCCATGGTGTACTCTGCTTTTAGAGCACGTGACTTAGCAGTTACAGCAACTTTCTCAATTGAGAATGCCATCTCTGAGAAGCTGTTGTCAGCGGAATCGCCGAGAGCTTCAGCAGTAGAAGTTGATAAACCAGCACCGACTGTGTAACCAGTACCAGAACCGCGAGCGGTTGGATCATCACCGGTAGCAGCAGCTGCGGCGTCAACTGTGGTCCAAGTAACACCACCAACACCGTTGTTAGCAACAGCGGAGAAGTTGGTATTAGCTTCGTTGAAGAGGGCTTCAGTGCCACCCTGTGAAGCGTACTGTGGACGCATTGCGAAAATGAGACCAGTTGGACCAGACATTGGCTGGACGCCAGCAACATCATAAGCAATTAGGTTTGGCATTGAACGACGAACCAATGAAATAAGCACTGGATCGAAGATGTCAACGTTACCATCACCTGCAACTGAGCTAGAAGCACCCATTGCGTTTGTTGGTGCAGCTTCACCGAGTAGTGAAGGTGACTGATAACCACCAGAACCATAACCCTGCTCACGTGCAGACTTTTCCTGATTTTCTAGTAGTGTTGCGGTTACAGCGCGACGATGAGGATCCTTAATCTCAGAGAGGTCGGGATGCTCAAGCACTGGCTGCCACTTCTTCTGTAATTCTTCAGATAGAAACATTTGTTTTTTCTCCTTACTAATGTTTTTCAGCCTTGTTCATGTTATTTATAATAATTTCATTTTTTAATGGATCTTGAAATGGCACTCATGTACCCTGCCATAGCACCTGTTGGACCCTGCTTCTCTTCTTCATCTAGAGCAACTGGATCTTTCTCATCATCGACGATAACCGATTCGGTTACTTCTTCAATATCAAAATACTGTGACTTTAGCATGCCGAGTTTCTTTGTGAAATTTTCAGCGTCTACAAAGTCGATGCCTTCTGCGAGACCACGTAGTTTCTCAACTTGTGTGTCGGTGAGATCCTCTGTTGACTCGGCGAAAACCATTTCCTTGCTGAATTCTTTAACAGCAGCGGTAAGTTCAACATTCTCGTCGATCTGACTGTTGAGCTTGCCTTCGAGTTCTTCAACCTTGCCAAGGAGTTCCTCAACAACGTCAACCTTCTCTTCTGGTAGATCAACATAATGCTCTTCGAAAAGACCCTTGAGACCGCTAAGAAAATCTTCGACCATGTCGGCACGAACACCCTTCTCGATAGCAAGTTTATTTTCTTCAACCCATTCCTGGACAACGTAGTCAAGATATGAGTCAACCTTTTCGGTCATCTCATTGACCATCTCTTCACGAGCGACTTCCATGTCAGACTCGGAATCAACGGCAAACTGCTCGACGATTTCATTGACCTTAGAAACGACAGCGCTTTCAAACACTGTGGTAATTCTTTCCTGAGCTTCTTCAGAAAGATCGGTGCCATTGAAAAGAGCATCGATATCTTCTTGAATGTTTAGGTCGTTAGTGGTAATCTTAGCAAGAGGGCGAGACTCGATTTCTTCTTCCTCGATCTCTGTCTCTTCCTTAACACCATTCATACCTTTATACATTGCTTGAAGATCAGATTTCTTCATCTTTGACATTTCCTGATACATGGCGTTGATCATGCCAGCTTTGGTTCCAGGAACCTTAACCTTCTGCATTGCATCGCCCTTACCCTTTGGCTTCTCATCTGTCTTTTTTGTGCTAGGATCAGGAACTTCTGAAGGATCGCCCATTGATGCCTTGAACTCTAAAAGATCTTCATCTTCTGAAATCTCAGGAGTTTCAGCTGCATCAGCGTCCTCTAGTACTTCTAGTTCTTTCTCGGACATCTGTTATTTCTCCTTGTTAACAAGTATTCAATTTAGTATTATTTATAAAAAACACATCTTTTAGAGTCGCTTCAAGAACTGAATGAAAGCCTTTGCTTTTGCTTCCTGAAGTTCAGCTCTTGATGCTTTTCGAATTGTTTGTTGAGTCTCTTCAACGTATTGAGGAACCCAACGATTGTCAATTTGTAACCACTCAACGCCTTCCATTACACCTTCAACAAAAGCATTAGGCGCTGAAGGATCTGCTACAATATCTGCTGCGGTTGCTAATTGAAAATCTGATTGTACCATGTTCACGCCATTCTTTTCTTTTAGCGTTCCCATGCCACGTGAAGACACACCTAACTTCGCTCCTTCATCCATAAGATTCTTTACAATCTTACCCATAGGAGTTTCGGTCATAATCTTTGCTTTACCGTAAATATTATTACCATCTTGCTTTAGTTCTTTAATCATATGAGAAACGCGCTCTAAATTAATCGTTGGACCCTGTGGGTGACCAAGTTCACCGTAAGCGCGATTTTGTTCTACATATTCTTTATTATAACGATTGACTTCTTTCATAAGAGTTTCGATGGGATACATGCGACCATTGCGGTTCTTCATGTTTCCCTGCATGAAAATGCCTTCAATGAAATAATTTTTGCCACCATCTTCTTTTGCTTCAGTAACAAACTCAACTTCTGATTCAAGCATTTCTGTGATGAGTTTCATTTTACTCTCCGGAATTCTTGTGAAGTTTAAGAATAATGTTACCTGTGCCACCAGCAAGTGTAAAGATAACGTTTGCAGTTTCAGCACCCGATGGCTCTAATCTCATTTGATTTGCTTGAAAGTCATGAAATCCTGAAGCGCCATGTGTAACCCAAAGAGTGTTAGCATTTGCGCCATTACCACGACTAATCGTCCAAGTTGCAGCTGCTTCGCAATTCCATGCAACTTCTGCGACATGCATGCCAGTAATGGTTTCTCCAGAAGTAGCGCCTTTACTTACTCCTTCAGCACCGTTCGTATTAGCACTCACAAACCCCGTAGCATCAGAACGGACAACTAAAATGCCTGTTCCGCGACTGCCTTTATTTTGATTGACTGTAATTACCTGAGCCATGATTCACCTACACTGTAGCTTTTGCGAACTTGACCATCGACTCAAAAGAACTCTTGTTCTTCATCGCTTCCGCTTCCATTCGCTTTTTATTAGATGCGCTCAATTGACTCAAAGCATTGTTGAGAACTTTTGCTGTTGCTTCGTTAACCTTTACAGTACTACCATCTTTAAGTTTAACAGTACCTGCTTTAAATGCTTCATCAATAATCTCAACTTCTTCTTTAATCTTAGAAGAACCCTGCATCACAGCCTTTGTGTCACCAGCAGTCTTATCTGGTCCGCGCTTTGAAGAAGAACCCCAGCCACCCATTTTCTTAAACTGATCATACGTTTTTAGAACTGGTTCGCCCTTCTTTTCAAAACCTTCATGGTCTTCGCCAGAGTCACTCTTTGGACCCTTGCGATCACCAGTGTGTTGATGAGGTTCAGCGACTGGATGTTCCTTCTTCACTACTTTATGCTGGTTTACAAAATCCTCTTCACCCTTAGAACGAGGCTTATAACCTTTGACTTCTTCTTCGTCATCTTCCTTTACTTTTGAATCAGTGGCTGGAGAACCTACTGACTCAAATAAATTCTTAAACTTCTTCATCAGCTACTTCCTCTGGTTCGGTGTTTTCTTCTGGAGAAATTTCAGGTTCTGCGAATAGAGATTGAGCAGCGCCAATTCTTTGAACATTAATCGCGTCCATTGCTTTATCCATAAGGGAAGCAGCGATTGCGTCTTTGAATGCTCCTGATTCGCCATTTTGTAACGCAAGAACAGCGTCGCGGATTGTATTCTGTTCAGTTTCTGACATTATGTATTCTCCTTAATTCTATATTATTTATAAAAATTGATTACTTAAAGGCAATGTCTTGCGTCTTCGTAGCAACTTTTTTCAGTTTATCACCTGCTGATTGTGCTCTACCGCTGTCAATGATATAATCCCAAACATTTTGAGGTATATCATCAACGTTAATTAATCTAGTGCCAGCAGTAGTTCCGGAAAGACTTTCTGCCCAGACACCAGAAACGATCTGTTCTACAGCCGCAGGACCTAGAGCAACAGTGGCAGTTTCCACGAGAGTAGACGTGTTCAAGTTAATCACGATGTTCCACTTATCAATAGTTCTTACAAATATCGATTCTCCAGTACGAGTAAAGACGTTTCCAAACACGGTTATTTCGTGGTCGCCTTCCCATGTTCTCATTTTCCAATCGTTTTCTAGGAAGAAAGTAGAACCAAGAGTTCTATCTCCAGGGAGAGGGTCACCACCAACAGCTGATATTGCTTCAGCCCATTTACCATTATCTTGTGTAGGATCTTTAACCCACTCTTTCCACCCTGAATATACGTCTTCTTGAAAATTCAACGTAGTTACGTTTTCGTTCACAAGAATTAATCTTGCTAAACCATCAAAAGTTACTTTTTGTGGTCCTAGATAATCTGGAGGATTATATGCTTCCCAAAACTGCCAATTGTTATAATTAAACGTTAACATTTTACTGGACGCGTTCTTTCCAAGTCATAGCCCAACGAACTAAAGTGTTAGAAGATTTTGCTCTTAGATGGCGTACCATAAATGTCCAAGCAACTCGTGCTGGTGGAGGACCATATAAAGAGTTTTGATCTGTAATCGTATTACCAGACAACGTAATACCCACATCAGTATTCGCTAACGCGAGTAGCGATGTTTTATAATCAAGTGGATAAGTTCCAACACCGAGTGTAGTAATTGATGATACTGGATCCGAATCAGTTGATGTATTATTTGCAGTACCAACCCAACCAGCGTCTAAATACGTAGCGTCTCTACCTTGTAAAGTAACAGTATTAGCGCCGCCGCCACCTGCGACTTCAAGTACATATGCAGTACCATCTTGTCCTGAACTACCACCAGTACCTGTTAAAGTTATTCTATCTCCAACCGCTAGACCTGCTGTAATCATTTTGTTTCCGGTTATGTTTATCACTCTGGCATTTCTATCATCATCAATGTTTGCAGTGCTATTATAAATCCACGCTTCATCTCTATCAATAAAAGATAGATAATGCCAATCTGTAGATGTGGTGTTTGCTGTTTTCAACGTACCTTGATTATTGAATCCTAATAAAACTTCTGGGTCCGTGACATTCGTTGTGTCTCTAAACACCACTTTATTTTTGTCATTAAAAAAGTGAATGTTAGTTCCAAAAATCGGATGACTCTTTATCTTTACTACGATACGTTTTACACCAGTTAGTTCTGGATCTGCGCCTTCATAAAAAGTAGTAATTGGTTGTGAATTTCTTGCAAATGCTTGGTCACTATTATTTTTTACTGCACCGTTTTGAATCGTTTTAAAGAGATCAAAGAAATTGAAATCTTTATCGCCATCAACAACAAACCTTGCAAACTCAGGTCCGTGAGCTAAGTGATCACCATCCGTATCAACTTCAACACTACTGAAACTTACAGGGTTATAGTTTAATCCACGCATGATACATTTTTGAAACATACGTATCTCAACTTTTCTATCAACGTCATCATCTAACTGATTATACGATGCGACATTTAATATTTGAGGAGAATAGATTGAATGGTTTTCTAATTGACCGCCTGATAATGTAAAAGAACCTCCCGCAGAAGTATCCTGAACAAATGCTTCTGGATAATACTGCGCTGGACTTAAAGTAAATGCATAAGTTGTACTCGTACTCGTTGCGGGTAATACAAAATTATTATTTCGATAACCACGAATATTCGATTCAGCTAATGGATCTACGCTAGCTTCTAAATAAACAGCACCACCAAAAACCCAGAAGTTTGCTTCTGAACCATCTGGACTTGCTGAATCAGCATCCACTCTATTTGCTATTGCCCAACATAATGGACGATTTGGATTACCGATTGGATTTGTAAGACCTACGTTGCCCTCTTCTCCATTTCCATGACGCATCTCATGACAAACAATACGTTCACCCTGATAAAAAACACCCCAACGTGTTCTCCCGCCACCGTAAAACTGATAGTCAACCCAGTATAAATTAATTTTTTGTATATCTAAATTCATACCGCTTGGATTTTGAGCACTGAAAGTTCCGTCTAGTGTATCTCGATTCCAGTCTGCTTGTTCTATTGGCATGTTAGCAGTAGCATTACCATCAAGCGTATATCTATGAACTACTCTTAACTTTGTTCCGTTTTGTTGAAACAAATAACCATCAGTAGCATCAAATGCACCCCAGTTGCGAATCACACCTTGAGTTACGCTATCTGATCTAGCAGCGAATACAAAAAGAATACCAGAACCAGGAACTACTGGGTGAAATAAGTTTGAAGTGTTCGTAACTCGGTCAACAGTATTATCGCCGCTCACAGTAAGTTTTATTGCGCCAATGTCTGGTTGCCAAGTAGAATTTCCTAATTGTTCTTGAGAGTTTACAAATTCGTCTTTCAGCGCTGATTTTGTAAAATCATATTGTGCTAAAAGTTTTGGTTCAGTAACACGTAACTTACCAAAACTAGAAATTTCTGGTGCACCTTCAGAAAATCTGCTATACAAGGCACCGAAACGATCAACGTTCGCCGCGTATGTAGAATTATCCTTACCGATAATCGCTTGACCGTTTACATAAACGCAATAAGAAGTTCCGCTCGAATAAGCAACTAATGTTCCACCGGAACCACCTAAACGAATTTCTTGATTGTCGATTACATCAGGAGAATTCAGATAGTTTTCATCTTCTTCAATTTCATATACCAAGAATCCTGAAGTACCACCAGCAGCAATAACAGCTTTATGAAGTGTTATGGTAATGGTAGCACCACCGTTGCCAGTGATTGTATACTGTTCACCTCGTTTCCAAACATGACCACCCTGTAGGTTATCGAATGGAACTTCTTGTGTATGAACTAAGAGTATTCTATCGCCAGTGCTTTCTGGAGGAATTCTGGTATATTTACGATCACCAGCCATTTAACTATTCTCCTAATGAAATTCGTTTTTTATATTTATAATACTAAACAGGATTACTAAACACTCTATCTCTTCGTTGCGCCGCCTGAATCGATAGCGTAGCATCTGTTCCTGAATTTACTGAAATATCATCCGCAATCCAGTATGCACTATCTACAAACGCAGTATTGATAAATCTAAGTTTCAAGTTAACGTTTTGACTGGTCGAAAAATTGAAACTATATCTTCCATTCCCATCAGGTCCGGAAGCTGTACCATTTTCTTCACTTGTATCTCCAGTAGCTTTTGATACATCTTCAACGCCTGCAATTTGATAATTTGCGTCTGATTCAGATAATGCTGTGTTGTAAATGCGAAGTTCAGTGTTTGCTATCATATTTGTTACTGTAACCGAAACAGAAGAAACGAAAGTTACGGTGGCACCAGCAGTTCTAAATGAAGGTTGAGCAGAACCATTGTTTAAATTGATTGTGGTTGTGCCAGATCCAGCTGAAACCCAAAGCGCAGAATCGTTTTGATTGTTTGATGCATTATAATCAGTAAATGATAAATTATCAAAGTTATATGTTCCACCAACTGTTGCAAGTTCAACAGCATGCCCCAACCCATCTTGAAAAAAATTTGTGTTATTAATAATATTGGAATTATTATCTGGGAATAATTCTACCGTAGCATTTGCTGCTGGTCCAGTAGTAAAAATAGATGTATCTGTAATTGAACAGTTTCCTACTGTTACATTACCTGGTTTTAGTTTTTCGCATGTAAACGTACAACCATCAACTGTAACAGAACTATTTAAATTAATATTTCTAAAATTTCGGAAAGTAGCGCTGGTTAAATTTACACCAACAGTATTAGCTGTACCAACAACTGTGAAATCTGGTCTTGTGTCTCGAGAAGATGGTACAGCATTTTCTGTGTTTGCGCCGCCACCAATAAAGAGTGAACTGATTGTTACAGAATCATTTGTGTTTGCATTATATACGATTACACCAACATTATTTGATGCATGGTAACCATCAAGGAATGTGATAATTGATTCTGTATCTTGGAAACGAGTATTTGATTGTGCTACACCGCCACCCGATTCGTGACCAATGGCCAACATACCACGAGCTTGCAATGAATTACCAGAACCAGTGACAACTCCCCAACGGTTTGCACGAGTTTCCTGGTCAGATGATAGAAAATCTCCGAAAGAAATTAACCCAGTAGATGCTCCATCGAGACCACCTCCACGACATCTTAATCCTCGACCAAAATCAACAGAATCTACAGCGAAGTTAACATCCTTCGTTGCGCCATTAATTGTTTGCATCCCAAATGCTAAGAAATCAATAGCAGTTTCAGTTACAGTACCAACAGTACCATCTCTCCATTCAGCAACAGTGGGATTAATTTGTCCAATTAAATATCCACTTTGTGCGACATAAGATTCAAAAATTGGTCGTTTTGCTCCTGATCCAGATACGTTATATTGATAAACCTGGGTATCCAAATTACCTATGTCGATTTGAACTCCCCAAGTTGAGTTCAAATCGAATGAATCTGTAACATTTAATTTGAAAAAAAATAGAGCATTATTTGCTGTAGTAACATCTACTGATGCTCCAAATGGATCAATATCCACTCCTTCTCGGTCAGTAGTTGCTGTAACTTTTTTATTTACTGCGTTTGTTCCTTGATATGCTAGCTGAGGTTCTGCAGAAACAGCAGCACCACCAGCCGAGCCACCAGAATTTGTCCAGTTACCCCATGGTGTACCGCCTGTATCAGCATCATTTACCCGAGTACCATCGAGTTCGACTAAGATGGGATCAGCCATTTTTATTTCTCCGCAGGATTATAAAGTTTGTACAACCCAATTTCTTTATCCTCATCTATCCAGCGAAGAAACTCTCCCATCATCTGTTTGGCTTTTGAAACCAATGAATTTTTTAATACAGTTTCATCACCAGCAATCTTTTTAGAATTGAACTTCTGTATAATAATTGCAGTATCACTTTTTTTAGAAACTTCGATTAAAATCTCTTTGTTCTTTAATATACTATCTTCTTTTGTCTCAATCGCAAAAATCCAATTACCATTATTAATTCTATTCTTAAATAATAACAAATTGTTTTTGTCTGGTCGATCGTTTTCATTACCAAATCCTTTTATCCACAAACAAGTAAATTGCGAACATTTAGTCGGACGATCTTTATAAATTGTGCATTGTTTGTCAGAAATTATACCTGATAGTTTCGGGCATCTCACAAATGATTTTTTAGAAAAACCATGATCTGCCACTGTCATCTCGGGCACTACACAACACACATTACATTCACCACAATTTCTCATAATGTATTATTCAGACAAAAACTGTTGACCCTCTTGTAAAGTTTCTTCTTCTAACTCTTTCTTTAACTTCAAAACATCTTCAAGTTGAAAAGTCCAAACAAGGGTGTCTTGGTCCACCCCTGCCTGGATTTTTTTTGACTGTACTAAAAACATCATCTCATCTGAAGTTTTGCCAAGAACTTCACCTGCTTGTTCTAATGATATATTCATTATCTACCTTTTCATTATACTGGGTTAGAGTAGTTTCTTTCAAGACCAGACACCACAGAGATGCTCTGACCAGTTGCTCTTGTAATGGTTGAACTAACTTCCACGAACTGCGCGGTATTGAAACCAATTGCACGGACGGTAACTGCGGCAGGATTACCTGTAGTTACTGTTGGCCAAAGTAAAGTATTAGCTGAAGGAACACGACTACCCTGATTATTGTTTGTAAAGTCGAAGTCAAACGCAACAGATGCAGTATTTGCTAAACCAGCAATTTGTGCGGCATTATTGTCATTTACAATAATAGCATCAGGTGAATCAATTGGATCTTCCTGTAGTTTTACACCAGTTGTGTTTGTTTCTTGGACTGGCGCATCACCATCTACCTTTACGCAAGTAATCGATGTAGCACTAGTATATGCAGTAATTCTCCAAATACCATTGTTTTCACTATTAGTCCATTCTGAAAAACGAATATATTGTCCAACTGCTAATTGATCTTGAGCTGGAGCATTGGACCAAGTTTGATCTTGATAACGAGTAAAATCTTCAATTACAATATCATTACCAGCACCAGCATCACACGTAATTACTGCGGTTCTTCCAGATGGCACCCCTACATCAGCATTTGTCAATGTACGTTGATGAGTGTAAGTAAAGAACATCCAGAACTTAGCATCATTATCGTCATCTAAGTTTGAATTGAAATTGATGTTACCAGCAGACAAGAACGGGAAGTTTCTAGCAGTATCACCATTATCTACAAGCGTAACGTCGTTTGTATCGTTGGGATTAAATCCAAGCATAGCAACACCCGTTCCACCGCCTTCGGGATTTTCTGGAGGTGAAGTAGTTGAACCAGCCGTAATCGCGTCACCAACGAAGAACAATAACTCATCAGCAGTTGAACCTGTTACAGTATTACCGCTATTTGTATCGTTAATATTTGTATCTTGTCTTAATTGATACTGTACACGGTTGTAAATTTGTTCAATTGTAGGACCATTCGTACCGTCAATAATTTTAGTAGCTCTTTGCAGAGTCATGGAAAGATTAGTAAGACTTCCACCCGATAATGGTGCCGCTCCTAAAATATTAATAGTACCACCAGATGCTGTATCGACGGTATAATTACCACTATCAGCACCTTCATGAATTGTTAATGTACCACCATCAAATGTAGATGATGGAATACCTGCAATTGCTGTGGTAATAGTATTTGCATCGCTTCCTGAATCATAAACACCGTCTGGGAATGAATAAGTACCAGCATCAATTACGATACCAAAGTTTCTAGGTGATCCTGCTGTATCAACGTCTTGTTGAAATGGAACTGCAAAATAACGAATTTTAATTTCAGGATAATCGCCACTTGTTACAGTACTGTCAGAAAGACTGATTTTTGGATCTAATGCGTTTGTTAGTGGGAAACGATAAACCTGGTTTGTAAGAGTGGTAACACCGATTGCTGCCAAGTCTGAAGAGTCGAATCCTTTTGATTGAGTAGTTGCCGCCGGACCTGCCGTATTTGCTCTTAAGAAAAGCGATAGAGCGCTACGATTATCATAAGCAATTTCAGCAACTGTATCAGCATTTTCTACAGTGTAAGTAGATGCACCAGTAACGCTAACTGTATCGTTTGTAGCAGTAGTAGTAGAAATATCAGTGATTAACACTGAAGATGTTTGAATATTTCCAGCTGTATTAGCAGCAGTAACGCGAAGACTACCGCCTTGATTGAATCCTAAAGTTACCCAGTTATTAGAAGTACCACCGATAATTTGAATTGTGTTTGCAGTAAACTTAACAGTTGGTAGACCACCCAAATCAGGATTATAAGCGACATCAAAGGTGCGAAGTGCTTCGTTCACACGACCAGAAAACACAAAGTCATCAGCGGCTGTAGTATCTTCAGGGTCAGTGCCAAATTGAACGTGAGCAAAGTCAGCAGTGTCTTCAAATGATCCTAGAGTAATAATACCCGAATACTGTTGAAGTAAATCGCCAGCTTCGCTAACTTCTGACCAACCTCCAGTACGAACTAGTTCGCGAGTTTTACGATTCGTTGTTCCGTCTGTGATATTTTCATCATAAAATCTCCAACCAGTTCCAACTTCGAACTGTTCTGGCGTAATAGCAGTAAATGGGAAGTCAAACTTGATAAGTAGATCGTCGGTCTTCCATTCTTCCTTTGTGAAAGAGTAGAGAGACTGAAGGGTAACACCGTTCGTTTGTGACTCACCAACGTCGTCAAGATTTCCTTGACGAATTAACCAAATTTTCTTTGAATAAGTATCAAAGTAAACAGATTTTTGAGTAAAGGCGTTTGTATCAGCTCCTAGGAATGTAATACCAGCATTAGCAAGACCATCATCCCGAGCATCAGCTGTTGGCGAACCTTGAGCGCCACCAACTTTATTAACAGTATAACCATTCGTTGGTGTACCAACAGTTGTTACATAATATAGACCATTTGTATTAGCGCTCAATGAATTTCTAATTTCAAAATAATCATTTACTGAAAACGATGGTAGAGCGGTAGATGAAGCGTTAACAATTGTAACAGCAGTATTACCACTTGGGACGGCAATATTGATTCCACCACTATTTGTGTTTGATTGCCCTTGGGACAGATTATCTGGGTCAATGATAAGAGCCATTTTTATTTTCCCCTTCTAGAAAATAGTTTTTCTTTACTTTATTTATAAAAAAGTATAATTATACGTCATATGTATAAGTAGTTCTATCATCCCAAATTTTATCGAAATTATCAGTGTCATTCGCCCAAAGAATCGTCGTAACTGTATTACCGCTGACTTCTCCTACTCTCTTAATTCTCCACGAAGCTGTGTTTGCATAAGATCCAGGAGTAGCCTCACCCACATATGTGTATGTGTTGGCTCCTACCGCAGTTTCATCGACTAATCTATCATACTGCACTTCTAGTTGTATCCTTACTGTATTGATTACATCAACAATATTTAATGAAGTAAACTTTTGTATTGAATGATTAAATATCAAAACGTCATTATTTGCTAACTGGCTTGGGCGATTAAATACAACATCATCATTGTCTAGTATTCTAGTAGAACCACCACCACCCATTGTCGATAGTTGCTGATTGAGTTTTGCTTTGTACTGATTAAAATCTTTCTCAAACTTAACTAACGCTTTTTTTACATCTGCGTCTTTGCCAGGAGATCCATCCTTTCCATCTTTACCAGCAAGTCCACGGTCGCCTTTCGCTCCTTTTTCTCCCTTCGCACCACGAGCACCCTTATCGCCTTTTAGTCCTTTCTTACCATCCTTACCATCTTTTCCATCTTTTCCAGCGTCGCCCTTTCCACCTTTGTCGCCCTTTGCTCCTTGAGCGCCAATAGGACCTTGTTCACCCTTTACGCCTTGAGGTCCAACATCACCCCTATCACCTTTTTCTCCTTTATCACCTTTCTCGCCTTTGAACCCTCTTTCGCCTTTCGGACCTTGAATACCCTGCTCGCCTTGTTCTCCCTGTGGTCCTTGCTCGCCGAGTAAACCGGGTTCACCTTGCTCGCCTCTATCACCAACTTCTCCCTTCTCGCCTTGTATGCCTTGTGGACCTTGTGGACCTATTGGACCTTGCTCGCCGATTAAACCACGATCGCCTTGTGGTCCAACTTCTCCTTGAAGACCTTGTTCTCCAGCAGGTATTTCTATTTCATTCAAAGATTTGTATAGATTTTCTCTTAAATCCTCTTTGATTTCAATACCTTGTTTCTTTATAACTGCAAGAACTGTCGTGAGCAGTTTAGCATTATCAACTGTTGGTTTCATGATTACACCTTGTCTGTGTCAACCATCGAATCCATGAAACGTGTCATGCTTTCAACTAGTTTCTTCTCCTCATCGCTGAGTTCTTTCGGTGGTTCAAACTCTTCTGCAGGTTCTGGTGGCGCAGTGTTCGCTGTAGGTTGTTGTTCAGGAGCTTCTTGATCATCTCCTTCAAGATCTTCACCTTCTTTAGATTCAGCATCAATCTCTTTTTCAATTTGTTGAACGTCCTGGTCAGACATATGCAGAACATTCTTACGAATCCAATCAGTTGAAAAATACTTACCCACAAACGAATCAACTTCTTGCAAAATACGAAGTCTTTCAGTCATAACTTCAGACTGCTTCAGTTCGCTAAAGTGATTGTCTTCCATGAAATCATAATAAATGTATTCTTTCATTTCTTGCCACTCAGACCGAGTTGCAACACCCTTGAGAGCTAACTGAATTTCTAAGAGTTCATCAAATAAAATTGAAAACCGATTGCGAAGTCTTTGAATGAACTTATTAAACTTTAACTCATCACGAGTAATCTCTGAAGCACGTCCAAGATTAAACTGATTCTCTGACTCCATACGAGTCACGGGAACGTTTAGAGACTTATAAAGTTTGCGACGGAAATAATCAACATCTTCCATCTCACCTAGATTTTGACCGCCGGGCAATGAAGTAACTTCTGTACCACGACCACCTTCACGGCGAGCAAACCAGAAATCTTCAAGCATTGTCATATATCTGCGATCATCGCGCACTTCACCAGTCGATGCATCATATACTAACTTATTCTTATGCTTTACCATCATATCACGAAGATACTGTTCAGCTTTCATTTTTGGAAGATTACCAACGTCAATGTAGAATATTCTACGCTCTGGTGCACGTGCGAGACGATAGATAACAACGGCATCTTCAAGCATACGAAGCTGATTCAGAGGTTTGATTGCCTTGTGTAGATGAGAATAGACAAGATGATTACGCGAATCTAACAGACCAGAATGAACGTAACAGATTGAATCTTTCGCAATCTTGGTGCCTTGACCAGCAGAAGCAGTTGATGATACACCTTTCTGATTATAAATGTAATATTCATTCATACCCTTGTAAAGAGTAGCACCAGTTCGTGCATCTTTCTCTTTAATTGCTTCACGAACTTTTCGAATACGACGAGGATCAATATATCGAAGAGATTTAATACCTGATCTTGGATTTTTTTCATCAATTACGATATTGTAATAGAGTCTGCCGTCAACATACCACTTACGAAATACATCATAACCATTGTTGTTAAAGTCAAGCATTCTGAGAATATCTTGAAAATTCTCAATAATCTTTTTCTTAATACTTTCTGGTTGCTTGAGTTTGTCCATGTTAATTTCGACTGGACCCTCAAGTTCATCAACAACAATAGATTCGTTTACAACATCTTGAATTGCGGTATCGCACTCTGGTTGAACTGACATCTCACGATACTTTGTGACAAGTTCGCCTTCGTTTTTAGCTTTACCTTCTAAGTCAACATACGTTCCGTAAGCACCACCAGGAGCAATCTCAATCGAACCATCTTCTACTGTAGGTGCTACAATAGAAGGAGTTTTTTCTTGTTCCTTCTCTTCTTTTTTTCTTGCGATAGTGAATCCAAAAAGTTCAGCCATTATAATAAATCCTTGGTTGATGTTTGCTATTATTTATAATAGAACTGAAACAAAAAAAGGGGACCAAAGCCCCCTTTTTTTTCGCAAAGATAGTTATCTTTATGTGTTGATTGCAATACCAAACGAAGAAGCTGTATCAACAGTAAAGTAATCGTATGTCCACGTTACCTGATACTCTTCGATTGCGTCTGTTGCTGTCCAGTCTAGATCGATTGGGCTTACAACAGTTGGGAACAATCCAACAAACTTATACTCACGAAGAACTGCACCCTCTTTACCATAATGTCTTACCTGAGCCTGTGACTTATAGGCTTCAGGATTAGCACCAGTAAGACGAACGTTGCCTTCTGTTGAGTTAATATTTTGTACCCACTCTTCTAATCCTGCACGAACTGCGAAATCCTCATCATTAATTATTGTTGTTGTCCAATCCTCAAAGGTGCGATTTCCTGCAAACTTTACTGCGCGACCAAAGTATAAAACATTGATCGGAGTAACGTTAGTTCCAGGAATCTGTGCTGCTCTGCACATAAAACGAAACTTGTCGTCGGACGCGCTGTTAAAAGGATTCGTCATCGTAACTTCAAAGAGTGAAGGTCTAGCGCCGCCGCCGATCATTGCTCCTTGAAATTCGTTAATGTTAAATGCCATGACTTTTTCTCCTGATATATCCTTTTATATTTATATTAAAACTGTCCAACTACTTCTTCAAATTCAACTCCACTGCGAACTGCAACAAAGTTAAGTTGAATGAAGTTAATCGCGCGAGCAGGTTTAATGTAGATATCACCAACAAACTCATTACGATCAATAACTTCGCCAGTGTTGTTTGTTTCGTCACAAACTACACGGAAGTCAGTGATACCACGACGACCCTGAACGTCTCTTAGGAATGGTTCAACTAGATTGCGGAACTGTGACCGAGTGAAAGCATCATTGAACTCAAACAGACTAAACTTAGCAGCAGTTGAGATTGCTTTCTCAAGGACAATAAAGAGACGACGAACATTGATACGATCAAAAGCACTTGGCTGTGATAGCATCGTCTTATCGCCGAATAGAACCGTGCCCTGACCTGGGAACGTTACAACTGGATTGATGCCAGCCTTGTAAAGCGTATCACGCTCGGACTTCTTAGCATTGTAAGAAAGCTTCACAACATTCTTAACTTGTCCGCGATTGAAACCAGCTGGTGAGAACCATGGATCACGAGTTGTATCGGTACGAACCATTAGACCAGCAGTATCGCCGTTCATTGGAACATAACGGTATACATCGTTGTACTTATCGTACTGATACTTCCAAGCACCGTCAAGAACACCATAGGAACTTGATGGTAGAGTATTCCGATAAGTAACTGAATCTTCTGCTTCCTTACCAGCGTATGTTGAGTTATTTACAACATCACCAGACTCTACTGAAAGAAGAGCGATACAATCGAGTCTTGTTTCGCAGATATTTTGAATAAGATGAGCAGCCACTGTTGCGTTTGCATCAGCACCTAGAACAAGCGAAACGTCAACTTCTTCAGCATTCTGAAAGAGATTGTAACCATCAATAATCTGAGCATTTGTTGGTGCAGTACCATCATCACCACCTGAGAGAGAAGTTGTAACAGCTTTATCGCTTGTAACACTGAACGTAGTTGTTGCAGCACTACCTGCGCCCGTCATTGAATCAACGTGACTTGCCCACCAAAGATAAGATGACCGATTATTAATAACATCCTTGTAGTAGTTTGAAGCACCATCAGTTGTTTGAGCGCCGAGAGCACGTGAAACGTTGCTCCATGCTTCTAGAACTTGACCGTTAACTCCTGCGAACTCACCATCTTCGTCAACAACAGCAATGTGAAGTTCATCATTAGCACCACCCTTATTTGATACATAAGTTGAAGTACCAGGAGCAGCATCGAAGTTATTGTAGTATTCCCAACGACGTTCAGCAGCCTTTACAGCAGTGTTAGCAAAAACTAGAGTAGAATTATCTGTTGTTCCTAGTTGAGTTTGAGTAGGAGCAGTAGCTACAGTAATTTCAGTTGCGCTTACGTTTGTCACTGAAAGACCATCGCCAAGATTAATACCAGCTGACTGTAGGAAAATTACATCTCCATTAGAAACAGAACCGGATACGTTAATCGCTTGTAGACCATCTGCACCAACAGTTTTAATTGTAGTTCTGCCAGCTTGGAACTCTAGATTTGCTGCAATCGTTGAAGTATATGCGTTTGCACTTACGCAAACTGAAACTTTGAGTGAATTACCAATTACACCAGGATACTTTGCAACCCAGTCACCACCACCAGTAATTCCAGTTGAATAGTTTTGCTCATAGTCATCGTCGTTCTTTACATAACGACCGACAGTTGACGTTGAAGCATTGTTTGCATCATTTTCAACGCGAGCTACGTAGAGAGCGTTACCATAAGCAAGAAAGTTTGCTGCGGTAAACCACTCTTGATAGTTATTTGAATCAGGCTCTCCGAACTGTGAAGTTAGAGTGCTTTCTGAATCGACAAGGACTCTCTTTGCAACTGGACCCCAATGATACCAACCAGCAATAGCGCTAGTTGTGGTTGAGACGGCAGGAACAACTGTTGTCAAGTCAATTTCAGAAACATTAACGCCTGGTGAAACTTGAAAAGGCATCTTTTATCTCCTTGTCAGATTGTTTTTTATCAAATTCTTTTTTATTTATAATTTGATGAACTTATAGATCACCAGTCATTCCATTTGTTACTACCATCTAAACCATTCCAAATCTCACCTTGGCTGGACATGTTTGAATTATTTATTACATTTTCAATTTCACTTCCATCATCGATAAATCCGAATGGTAAAACATCATCTGAGAGCATTTGATCACGATTATCCAATAATCTCTTACGAAAATTAGTGTCTGTGATCTCTTTGAAGAACTCTTGGTTTGTAGACCACGCAAAAAGAACTAGACACATTACTAAATCATCATGGGCACCCGCATCAGCCTCATATGAAGCGTTCTTTTGTATAAAAGTAGAAAACTCATTGATAACGTGGTAGTCATGTAATAGTATCTGTGACTTCTCAATCATTGTTTTAATGTTCGCACAACCTATTCGTTTTACTTGTTTTGTAGTTCTCACTCCTTTCTGCACGGTTTTAGAGAACCCGCCACCAATAACCTGACCTGCACGACCTTTCACTGCAGTAAAGATCACATTTTCATACTCTAAATCAAAATGTAGAATATCTGCTATTTGTTGACCATTATCATTAATTTCAATGAGAACAGATGCATTGTTAAAAGACCTAACAACATTATGAATTACTTCAGGATATAAAAGAGGAGCAATTAGATTATCAGTATAAGCAGCGACGACCTCATATGGTGCTGTACTTGTATCAACAACTACGAAAGCAGATGCATCAATTCCTGAACCTCTTGAAGTATCAACCACGCAAAAATAATGATGATCCTTTACAGGTTCTTTGTATATTCTAAGATTGCCACCATAAGAAGTATGAATAGGATTAATGAAAGCAAGTGTTCTTAAAATAGTTGGTGATATTAGAGTATGTGCTGAACCAATAAACTCAGCCTCGAACTCCTGACGAAACTGATCTTCACTCGTGTTTGAAATTGTTTTTTGTTTCCACTCTTCATCGCGACCTGGAACTGCATCCCAGTTAACCTCAAAGTTTGCATATTCATTTCGATTCTCAACGCTGTTTATCCATATCTTATAGAATAAGTCAAAACCATTTGGAGTTGAAGTAATCACGATTTTTGTTTTTGTACCTGAAATAATAGTAGGATAAACTGAAGTAAAGAAGTCTTCCTGAATATTACGAGGTACGAATGCAAACTCATCGAGATATAGTAATGAAATACTCATACCACGGATAGCACTGGAAGCAGTTGATGCGGCGATAATCGTGCTGCCGTTTTCTAACTCAATATTCGTTTTATTCCAAGTAATCACACCCTGTTGCAACCACTTCGGTAAATATTCATATCCGCGTTGAACTCTTGCTAAAATCTCACGAGCAGTAGACAACTTATTTGCAAGAATTGCAACACTATAGTTATCATTAAAAAGTACATGCCAAAGAATAATTGCTGCCGATGTAGTAGTTTTACCCGCCTGACGACAAGTTTTAATTACAGTAAAACGATTCTCATCAATCGTCTTTACCATTTCTTTTTGATATTGATACATCTTAAAATGTATCAAACCTTGATCAAGATTGACGATCTTAACATAGTTTTCAATGAAATACGCCATGTCCTTTGAACAACGAATCAGTTCTTGAACCTGTTCCGCAGTCCATTCAATCGGCACATGTGCCTTTTTTAAATTAGGATTTGCTAAGTAGTTCTCTGACATTATGTTTTAGTGGATCCAAAAATAAACCACTGCCCTTTACCAATATTGAACTTATTTTCTTCGGTTGGTGTGAAATCTATTTACTTCTTTTTGTTTTCACGTTATAATGCGTATGTCGCTTTTGAATTAGGTATTACCTTTGATTAACTTAATCAATTCACTGGTATTCCCTACATATAATGCATTTGTAACGTTCTGTGGTTTATCTAATTTCTCTTCTTTCAGTTGTTTTACCTTCTTCTGAAGTTCGAGTAAATCTTTATTAGCATCTACGATTGTTTTCATTAACGTAGATAATACTTCATAAGCTCTCGGTGACTCAGAAGTAGAAGCGATAGATGATAAATCTTCAATAGAGGTTTGTGCTGACTCGATAATGCTCTTTAGATTCTGTCTAGCATATTCGTAATCATCCATAATGATATCAGATTCTGATATCTGTAATGGTGGTTTCTCAACGATTTCTCTTGAATTAGAAATAATTTCTGATATAGGTTCAATATTATTATCTAAATTCAGAAGTTCTTCCATATTCTTTTCAAGATTTGTTTTCATTTTACTACTCGTTTAAAGTTGTAGCATCTTCATTAATATTAGTTGTAAACCCGAAGTCATTGTCAATAGAGATTTGATTAATGCCTACATCTAGTTGTGTATTCGCAGATGGAGAAGTCAATGGTGAACCATTCGCAAACATTGATGGTGTAACAGTAACCTTTGCAATTTTCTCTGAATTCGCAGGTGTATCGCCAAAGACATTCGTGATTGCTCTCTTAATAATACCGCTATGAGAAACTGGACCATAGAAGTATGCTTTTATCTGAAAGTTTAGATTATAAACTAAAGCACGTCGAGTATCAAAGTCACCTTCGTATGCGTCTTCAATTGACACATCTTGTAGAACGATTGGTGTATCAACAACTACACCCATATCAGGTATTAGAATGACATTCGTTGTAAACTCTGGGCGAAAATATGGTAGTATCTGTTCAACGATTTGTGCACCATCATCTGCGTTCTTTACAAAGACTGAAAGCAACATGTTAATATCATAAGGAACAGGAACATACTGCGTATCAACACGATTAAAGTCTGTTGTCTTTATACGAATATTCTTTATGGTTGAAGATAACTTTCGTGCAGGTGCATAGTTCATTGAGGCAATCTCAAATCCCATGCGTGGAAGAGTAATCGCTACTTGTTGATCCAGATTTGGATCTTGAGCGAGCCTTGTCAACCATTTTTCTTTTGGACCGTAAGCAAGCGGCACCGCAATAGACTGTATGCGATTTCCGTTAATGTCAAGTCTCTGAACAACGATGTCGTTAAAGAGATTTCCAAATGCAATCACATATTTGCGAATCGTGCCGTGGTAAAATGAAGTAAACATTAGTAGCGGTCCGTTTCCCCAAATGGATTTAATTCTGAAAAGTCTATAATATCACTTTGCACGAACACGGGATCATTACTACTAAAGTATGCATTATTTGCAACAAGTTGACCAGAAGCAGTAATGACAAACTCTTGCATAAGCGAACCACCTTCTTCAAGTGATAGATTGTCACCATCTTCAAGAATCATCTCGTAGGCAAGAATATCCGTAGTATAAGTATCCTCAATCACGTCAATTGAAGTGTTACCAGTGTTAATCTGTTCGTTGCTGTATTCAAAGAGTTCGCAACGTAGATCAAATGATTGTAGTCTACCGTTTTGATAGAATACTTGTTCATGCTCTACGAACTTAATCTCAAACAACTTTTCAACAAGTGGAAAATAGATTAAATCGCCTTCAGTTGGGCGATTTGTAGTAATTGAATAACCTTCTCCATTACCGTCTTCTAACGATACTGAAAAACCTTCGTAGGCAGTAGAGAGTTTTCTGCGTGATGGTGAGTTTGTGTCAGATTCCTCAGTTAGATAGTTATATCCAACTTCAGTAGTCAACTGCTCAGATTTAGCCTGATCGAATCTTTTACGAGCGACAACAAATGTAATCTGATCACGAATCTCTAAATTGAACTTTGAAAGAAAATCACCTTCCCCTTCAAATCCTTCAACGTTCTTTATATACATTTCCATCTCAACTGCATCGTTAAATTGCATTAACGTATCTTCGCCGAACAAATAATCTGTGCGAACTGCAGTTTTTGGAAGATATCGAACTTCATGCCCATACATCTTGATTGACTCAATCGTAAGATCTTCGATTAAGTCTTGTTCACGTGCATAGTTGAAGTTGTTGAAGTAAGTGTTTACT